CCTCCAAAAGGATAACCCATTAAAGCTGCAGTGATAGCCATTTTACCTGCAGGGCTTTTTGCGAATTTCTTAATTGATCTAGTTGCACCTTTAAAAGGTTTTGTTAAACTCTTAACTAATTTTCCTAAAAAATATCCTTGTCTTAAATCTGTTATTCCACCATTAGCGTATCCTGCTCTGCCACCATCAGCACCTATAAATTTTAATTCACCAGTGATCGGATCAAATGTTGTTCCACGTGTTACTCCAGAAGCTAATTGAGTAGGTAAATAATTTAACATATTTTCAGCGCCAGTTAAATTATATGTAGATGTAATTCCACTTGCATCAATAGGACCTGTAGGAAATGGACTTGTTCCCGCTGCTGCCGCTTGTTGTGTTAATGGTGCTGCTGTTGTTCCTGTTCCTTGTGCCGCTAAGTATGCTGCTTCACTAGGATGACCTTGTCTTTGCCATAATGGATCAGGGCCCCTGCTACTTTCAACATATCCAGCATCACCTGGTTGTATTTTATTCATGTTAGGATAAAAATCTTGAAAAGCAAGTTGGTCATCATCTGCAAATTTTTTTGTTTGTCCAACGTACTCTTGTCCAAGAGCTTTTTGTATATCTTGTAGCTTTTGTAAGTCTGTAGCAGAAAGCCCTAAACTCTCTGCACTAAATTCATCAAATAAATCAGGATCAGTGTACCAATCTTCACCATATTGTGGTTTTCTAGTTAATGTACTCCAACCAGGTAGTTGACGTTTTCTTCCTCCATAAATATAATCAAATAAATTTCTTAATTCTCTTTTTCTAAAGTCACTGCTTTTTTGTTTGAATTTTTCTTTGAAAGAAACTTCTTCAGCTTTAGCTTTAGCTTTAGCCTTAGCTTCCGCCCTAGCATAAGGGCTGCTGTCTGGTCCTCTTTCATATTCTTTTTGTTGCTGCTTAATAGTCTGTTGAGCACCTTCTCTTTGTTTTTTTAATAGTTCTTTTGTTTTTTTTGAGTATGATTCCGTTGGTGTTGCCACCATAGCTTTTCCTCTATTTTCATCTTTTTGTTTTTCTTCATGTTCTCTAGCTCTAACACTTGGAGGACGATCTCCTTGATACCCAGGTCTTCCTGGTCCAGGTTGAACGAGTTGTCCATTAGCATATCCCAGTCTCGCGATTCCGCCTTCTGCTGCCATAACTGGTGATTGACCTGTAACTTGTGCCATGTTATAAACTTTTTTAAGGGTTTCTAAATCCATTCCTCTATATTTTTCTTCATCCCCAAAATACTCTATAATGTTTTTGGGTGATATTTTATTATCATACTTAAATCCTTGTATGTCCTCTATCACCCTTTTTGCACCAGGTTGTAATACTTCTTTGTCTTTACTAAAAGGATTAAATTTACTACCTTTTTCTATATCTGTTAATCCACCAACTCTTGCTATATCCATTAACACATCAGGATTAGCTAAATCTGCTGGGACTTGACCTCCCACAGTAGTTGTACCAGTTGTATCACCTTTACCTAAAACTTCTTCATTGTGGGCCTTGATTACTGCTTCAGCATCGAATTCTTCTGCCTCAGCAGAAGTAAATGGATCAAGGTATGATAAATATTTACTCCATGGAATATCTCTTCCTCTACTAAGCATTCTTTTAACTCTATCAATATTTGTTATTCCTTGAGGTATTCCTCCTCCACCAGTTGTTAATGACTCTGGTGGTGTTGGTGGATTTAATACATTTGGTGATCCACCTCTTCGTGATGGTTGTTGAGCTAATATTGCTGCTGCTTGTTGTCTACTAGATGGTCCTCCTAGTTGAGGTGGTAATTGATCTGGGCCTTCTCCTCTTAATGGAGCAGGAGGTTTTTGTGTTTGTATTGCAGAGTATACTTGTCTGTCTATGTTTTGTGGTCCTCTATTTTCATCTTTTTGTCTGTCTAAATCTTGTTTTACGTTTGCAAAAGCATATCCTGGTCTTGAACCATCTATAGAAGGTTGAACTCTACTAAAACCTACGTCTGCAATTCCACCATTAGCCATACCAGCTACAGCTTCTTGTCTAAATTGTTCCAAGGACATTGGTTCAAGTCCCTGTTCTTGCATTTCAAAAACGTATTTGTCGTATTCATCTTGCAACATATCATCAGCAGCAGACGCTGTTCGTATGCCACCCTCTTCTTGTTTTGTTTGCATTAATATGATTTTGAAATCCTCACTTTGTATGAAACCTTCAATACTTCCCCATTCATTTTTTTCTGGAGGAGACATTCCATTCCATAATTCACTTGCAATATTTCCATTTTCTTCACCTAATATAGATAAAGCTATCTGTCTATTTTCTTCTGGAGATCTAGGACCTTCGCCACCTGTATATTTAATTTCTGGTGCGTTTTTGTTTAACGATGATATTCCTGTGTAATCTATAGCCATAATTTTATGTTAATTTATTAAAGGCAGGAATTTCACCTGGGTTTATAATATTACTTGTTTTTCACAAGTAAATCAAGCCTATGATGTAACTACTCTAGGTTTGATTTCGAGCGCAGATAGTACTACGTGTAATCTGTTTGCCGTTGCTGCGGTTACTTTTATAATTTCGCTCTCTGCGACGACTAATGGTGCTGAAAGTAATTCTGATGTTCCATTAGCAGATATAGCTTTTACCCTAAATAGGCTAAAAACAGCGCTATCTGTATCGGTTAATGTAATCGTTATTGTATCAGCATTACCTGAATCTTCAGATACCAGAATAGATTTAATAACAGCTGTTGTTGCCGTAGGTACTGTATACAGTGTCGTTGCATCAGTACTAGTTAAATCTACCTTTTTGTTTACAAATGTATTAGCCATTATGCCATAAAGAAAGCTTCCGCTTCCGCCTCATCTTTTAAATCCTGTTGAAAGGATGTGTTTAATTTTTGCACGATACTATCAACATCTCTAACAAATGATTGTTGTATTTGTTGATCGTATTGTTCTAAAGGTTGTGTTAATGATTGTACAATTCTAGCCATTATCTTCTTCCATCTGCTTGTATATCTAGTCTAAAAGTTCCAAGTTTCCAGTGTTGTTGGGTACTGGTGTTGTCTACTTTTAAAGCTATGGCTCTTGCCCTAGCTCTTGTATCTATTTTAGTCGTTGTTGTCGTAGATGTAAAGGGTCCAAGTGAAGAACTTGCTTCTGAATCTGTTGGATAGTTTTTCAAGTTTAGTGTCACTCTTGCATCTCCAGTTTGTGATAAAAAGTCTGGAAGCACTCTTCTAATTTTCATCATGTATTCACCATCACCTCTTAAATCTGCTCCACCACCTTGGCCCACAGATATATCAAAATCTCCTGATTGAATGCTTGCTGAAACACCAGTTCTTGCTCCTGCTTTAATTTGATCTTGTCCTGTTTCATGTTCATAGTAAGTTGTAACACCATCAGTATTGCCAACGGTTGCATCACTGGTTGCATCAGAATCATATTCTGTTGCATGTGGTTTTCCAAATACAGCTGAGTCTGCCCAAGCAGATCGAGCCAATGAACTTGTAGTCCATACTGGTCTCTCTGGTGTTGAATCCATAAAGTTATAAGTAACCGATCTATTATTAGATGCAGCTGTGCTACCTGGATAAAACCAAGTTACTTCACCAAATAAATTATTTAATCCTGCATAAATATGGTTTTTAGGAACTGTATTAATATCATCGTAAACATAGTCCTCAACTAAACATGCTAAAGATTCTAGTTTACCAGTATATCTAAAGAAACCATTCTCTGACATCCAGTAAGCAGAACCATCAACCTCAACAGCGGCATGTTTTCCCATCAATCCACAGTTCGTTCCAACCTGTTGAAACGAGAAAGTAAAAGGCGCACCAACGAATCTCATAATAAATAAAGATGTATCAGTCCATACGTAAATTGCATCCCGACCTCTAATCGCTGCCACGATCCGTGTTCCATCGGCCAGTCTCTGTGTACCAGCGGTATTGATTGCTGAAGGCGCGTATGAAGTTGAAGCATTGATGCTCTCCTGATCCGACCATCTAATATACATATCATCCTGAGTAGATGTAGTTCCAATAGTTGTTTCAGTTCCAAAAAATACTAAGTGCCTATCGGGTGTAGATACTAAAGTTTGAACTGCTGCTGTTGGTGCATTGGCAACAATTGTTGCTCTAGTAGATGTTGCTCCCGTTGCATCTGAATCCCATTCAAAAGTTGCACCATCTGCAATTGTTGCAATAAGTTTATTTCCATAATTGTCCAAGGACCATAGTCCAGGAGATGTTACAATGTCACCTGTTTGTGATGCGCCCCATTTCGTATAGTCTGATGCGTCATAAATTGTAGCTCCGTCTGAATGAGAAGCAGCTGTCGTATTATCTGACCCTCTTGTTAATCCTGATATAGTATTAGTACTTGTGGTGTTTGAAGTATAGACAATACGTTCACTGTCTATTAAAACTGTTCCTGAAGTTGGAAAAGCTGATGAATCATCAAGAACAATACTAGATGACCCTGAAGTTAATGCACCATCTAGGGTTGAGGTTGCTTCACCTGTAACTTGACCACCCCATAATCCTAGCCCCCAACCAGCAGCTGATGCCTCTAACGCAGGTCCAACTTTATAATAATGTCTAACTCTTATTCCACCAGAAGTACTAGCTCCTGATCCAGATTCCACTGATCCCATTTCAACGGTAATTGTTGTTGAACTTGGAACGGTTGTAACCATAAAAGTTTTATCATCAAAATCATCGGAGTCAAAATTAGAATTAGTAATAGATGAAAAATTATCTAAATAAACAATATCATATTTAGAAATACCATGAGCAGATGAAAAAGTTATAGTAACAGTTGCATCACTTTGCGTTGTTGAAAAAGCACTTGTTAAATTTGATGTACTTTTAAGAGGAGTTATATCATAAAAAGCTCCTCCAGAATACACATACAAAATTCTATTAGTTCCAAGTGCTGCATATTTAATACCACTTGCATTA